GAACGCTTCCTCAGCAGGAGTCACTTGTGCTAGTGCTACTGCAATAACTTCTGATGAGGTTATTGACTTGATGCACTCAGTCACAGCTCCATATAGAGTGAATTCCCAATTCATAATGAAAGATTCAACTCTAAAAGAAATCAGACAGTTGAAAGATAGCAATAACAACTATCTTTTCCAACAAGGTCTTCAATTTGGTATGCCTGACACTTTGTTAGGTGTTCCTGTATTGACTGACCCAAACATTGAAGCTATTGCAACAGCTAAGAAAGTTATTTCCTATGGAGACCATAGCAAATACTACATTAGAGAAGTTAATGGCATTCAAGTTGATAGGTCTGTTGACTACGCTTTTGCTAACGATTTAGTCACATTCAGGTTCATATATAGAGCTGATGGAGACTTGTTAGATACAAATGCTATCAAGCATATGAAGATGGGCTAGTCCCTTTCATAACCTTCATCAGGCAACTGATGAAAGTCAGAGTCTAGCAATAGACACTGACTAGAACTCTTGGAAGGAGTCCACCTTCTTTCCTTCAACTACTTTCGAGGGTTCTAGTGAGTTAACTGAGGAGATAATAATGAAAATCAAAATGCTCGTGGATATGTCAGGTCTATACAATGGCAAAGACATTCCATCCAAAGGCGAAACTTGGGACACAGACAATGAGAATGCAGTTGACCTAATCAACAAAGGTTGGGCTGAAGCTATCAAGTCTGCTCCTAAGAAAAAGACTGCTTCTACCAAAGCAGGAAAAGAGAAAAGCTAATGCCATATCACTATGGCAAGAAAAAGAAGAAATCTAAATCTAAGAAAAATAGGAAGTAATTTATGATTGGCTATCAAGTAGCTCAAGGAACAGGTCACATCTATAAAGACACTAGAGGAAGAATTGCTGTCAATGCATATGTTGATGGAACTCTAACTGATGCTTCAGGTTCAGTCACTTGCACTGTCACTGATGAATCAGGCACTGTCATTTTGAATGCAGTCACTGCAACAAATGATGGAACAGGTGTTTATTATGTTGACTTAGGAATTTCAAACACAACAGATGTCAACAAACTCTATGCTGTTTGGACAGGGACTTGGGAATCTATATCACAGAAACTAAGAACTAACCACGAGATACTTGGTTTCCCAATATTCACAGAAGCTCAAGCTAGAAGCTTTGATGTTTCTCAACTAACTGCTTCTGATTATTCAGATGCTGACATCTTAGATGAAAGACAAAAAATCACTGACTTGCTTGAACAATGGACAGGTGTGTCTTGGACTCCTCGTTATAACAGAGTGAAGCTTCAAGGCGAAGGAGATAGAATAATCTCCCCTCCTAGTTTTCATATAACAAAAGTTATTTCAGTGACTTCTCTTGGAGAATCTATTGCAACCTCAAATTTTGAGATTGATAACAATGCAGGGTTCATTCATAGAAAAGATGGTTTCTTTCCAACCCCAACAAGTGAGTTTCCACTTCCTGTTGTTATTGAATACGAATATGGGTGGGACTATATCAGAAATGGTGTAGATAGAATTGGACTCAAACTTCTAGTAGATAGAATCGTTGCTTCCAATATTCCTGACAGGGCAACTTCATTCAATGATGAACTTGGAAATATATCACTTGTGACTCAAGGTGGTGGGTTCAAAAATCAAACTCGTATTCCTGAAGTTAATCAATGGATTGATGAGAACTCTGAAAAAGTCTTTGGTATCTAATGGCTATCAATTCAAAAATCAAAGTTCTTAGAGATAATCTAAAGACTCAACTTTCTGCAAGAAGTGGATTATCAGGTGTGGACATATTCAAATTCCCACCTGCTGATGGAGCTCCTAAAACAGAATTCATATTCTTTGGAGATGCTTCTTCAAATATGGACTTTGAAACTTTTGGAAAAACTTATGAAGAAGATTTAGAACTAAGTGTCTTTGTATATTGTTTGAAGCCAGGTGCAGGAGATACAGTTGCAGGTTCAGCTCAGGATAGAGCTTTGACACTTGCTCAAGAAGTTATAGATGAACTAGCTGATGATTCGACAGTTAATAATGCTGTCTTAGTTTCCAAAGTGAGAAATCTCAATCTTGAAAATGGATTATCAGATGAAGGCAGATTCTGTCAGATAGAAATGCAGATTGATGCCACAGCAATATTATCGGAGTAAATAATGGCTAAAAAAAATATCAAATATTTTGCAAAAGTTGATTTGAATATCAAAGACAAGGATTTCAAAGCAGGAGCAGAAATCACTGTCAAACAACCACCTCGTTGGATGATTTTGCAAGAACTAATTGTTCCTGAAGACAAGATAAAAGAAGAGGAAGAATAATGGCATTCATTGCAGGAAAAAACTCAGGTGTTCTGTTTGGAGCATTCGACCTCACAAGTTATTTCAACAGTCTTTCATTTTCAAAAGAGACAAATGCTATATCAACAACAATGTTTGGAGATGACAACGAGTCATATATTTCAGGTATTGAATCAGCATCTCTCGACCTTAGTGGTCTTTTTGATGGTGGGACAGATAGGAATGATGAAGAGCTTTCTAATGCTTTTTCAGTGACTACCTCTACCCCATTATCAGTTTTTCAAAATGGAACGACAGCAGGTCAACCCTGTGTTTTATTGGATTCTAAAATTCAAAACTACACAATAGACTCTTCTGTCAGTGAAGCTGTAGGGGTTTCCTCTAACTTCACAGGAGATAATTTTGGAAGAGGTTTGAGCTTATATGCTCTAACCAACACAAGTGCAACAGCTAACACAACTGCTGTTGACTTTGGTTCATCAACAACTTTTGGTGGACAAGCCTTCCTTCATTGCACAGCTCACAGCTCTGCGAACATTGCAGTCAAATTGCAATCTAGTGCAGATAATGCAAGTTTTGCTGATGTGACTGCAGGAGGGTTCACAGCTATAACAGGAACAACATCAGAGAGAATTGCTCCAACAGGAACTATCAACAGATATGTTCGTTTGGTTATCACTGTCACAAGTGGTTCAGCAACCTTTCAAGTTTCTTTTAGCCCAAACAAGAAGTAATCAATATTCAATATATAGGAGAATAAAATGGCATTTTTAGCAGGAAAAGATTCAGCTATCACAATAGATGGAACTGCACTCACTAGCTTTGTAGATTCAATGTCCCTAAGTCGTGACATAAACACATTAACTGTCACAAGTTTTGGGGATGCAAATGAAGCATTCATAGCAGGAGTTCAAGGATTCAGCATTGATATATCTGGAAGTTTTGATGCGACAGCAGATAATGCGATTGCAGGAATGTTTGATGGTGCTGTAGTAGCTTTTGATTTTAGACCTAATGACACATCAGGTCTTCCAAAATATACAGGCAACGCATTAATAACAAACTACACAATCGACAGCTCAGCAGGAGACAAAGTCAGTTTCTCAGCTTCACTCTTAGTGAGTGGTGCTTTGACTCGTGGCACTGTCTAATCTATGAGCAAAAGGTCGAGACTCAAAGGAAAAATAGAAGGACTTGAAGCTCTTATTGAAGTTTCAGGTGTCGATATTGCAAACCAAATCAAAGCTGTCAAAGCTTTGGGGAAAGAGTCAGTTGACCTTTATAAGCAATTCAACCAAAACTTTGGAAATATTATGGTGGGGAAACTCAAGTCCAAAGTTCCAAAGGGCTCAGGCTCATTAGCCTCAAGCATTCGCTCTGCAAAGCTCCAAGATGGAGTTGTTCTCAGAGTTGGAACGCCCAAGAAGCATCCATATGCAAGATTGGTTGAGTTTGGTGGATATAACCCCTACACGACAACTATAAGAAAATCTGTAGGTTCAAAAAACTTTGGAGCCACTGCAACTCTAAAAGTTAGGAATCCACTATCAAGAAAACTTTGGAAACCTCAGAGAAAAGAAGGATATTTCTTTTATCCAACTTTGAAAGAAGAGCTTCCTAAGTTTCAAGCAGACTACATAAAAGAATTAGATAAGTTCGTGGACAGTCTCTATGGCAGAGCACAAGCTTCACGACTGAAATAAGAGGACATATGTCAGAAGAACAAAATAATGAATATCCAATCATTGTGATTGGTGACAAACAATATCTGATGGATTATTCAGATATAACAGGTCTTGAGTGGAAAGAAATCAAGAAGCTCACAGGTCTGAACGCTATGGAGGCTATAGGTCAAGCTTCAATGCTTGACTTTGATGCTCTTGGTGCAATCGTTTTCATATTTGCAAAAAGAGAAGATAAGAATATCAAATTGAATGATGTTCTTGCTCAACTCAATATCAATTCTGTGAAAACACAAGAAGAACTAGATGGAGAAATCCCAAAAGCCTAAGGGCAGAGTGGAGAAAAAGTCTCCCTGCCCTAACTCACTTTTATGGAATCAAACCATATGAGTTGGAGCTATACAGTTATGGAGAGCTTCAAGAATATTCAAAGCAATTAGAACACATCATAAGGATTAGAAGAAATGGCTAAAAGAGGAAGAACCCCAATTCAACTTTCGTTGGCACTCAATACAGAGAGACTTGATAGAGGTGTCAAACAAGCACAGACACAACTCAACAAGCTCAAAGGTGTTGGAGATGTAGCAAGTGCAGGAATGAAAGGTCTTGGAAAAGGAATGGGTGTTGCCCTAAAAGGTGCAACAGCTTTAGGTGCAGGTGTAGCTGTAGCAGGAGCAAAACTTCTTGAATTAGGTTCTGATGCTGAAGAAAGTGCAAACGCTTTTCAAGTCACATTCAAAGAAGCTGAGAAATCATTAGGTTCATTCGTTGATGACTTTGCAAACAAAGCAGGTTTCACAACAGCAGAACTTCAACAGCTTTTATCATTCACAGGTGGTGTGACTAACGCTATGGGAGCAACTGCAGAGGAATCAGCAGAGCTTTCAAAAACTGTTGCAGAACTCGCAGGAGATATTGGTTCTCTAAAAAATATTCCTGCTGAACAAGCTGTTCGAGCTATGACTTCTGCTTTGACAGGAGAAAGAGAATCTCTGAAGTCTCTTGGAATAGTTATCAAACAGACTGATGTTGACCAAAAAGCTTTGGAGATGACAAACAAATCCTCAGTGAAGGAACTCACGAACCTTGAGAAGGCACAGGCAACTGTGGCTCTTATAACTGAAGCTTCTTCAGATGCTATTGGAGACTTAGACAACACACAAGATTCTTTTGCTAATACAACTAGAAGATTGAAAGCAGAACTAAGAGAAACAGGATTGGAAATGGGACAAGAGCTCCTTCCTGCTGTTTCAGGTGTATTGCCAATAATTTCTAAATTAGCTCAAGACATT